TTATTGATGGAGAAGGACGTTTCTACATTGACGAAACCAGTGACCGTGTTCGTTTGACCGAAGATCTCTGGACGACTCGCCGTCCCAAACCGCCGAGCTTGAAGGAACAGGCGCTTGAAGCTTTGGATGAAGAGCAGGCTGAGCTGAGCATCCAGAATTACAAGCTCATCCGCGCTGTACTTGAATCTCTACCCGATCACGAGTAGTCGCTTCCCCTAATCACTCATGACTGACCAACAAAAACTTCAACGCCTTCTTTCCAAGATTCGGGAAACTGCAAATCGCGAGCACTGCCTTGACGAGTGTGGCGATGATTACTGTTCTGCAGACAATGGCAATTATGATGATGCCTTTAGCGATGGAACAAACTATGGCGAGATTGCGTTTGCTCGTGAACTGCTTCAGTGTATTACCGACGAGCCTGAAGCCCAGTAGTCACCTTCTCTAAAAAGCCCCATCAGGGGCCTTTTCTTTTGCCCAAGTATGATCTCCAGGAATTGGTTCCATTGAAGCTTCCCATGAATCGTAGTCTGGTTCATTGCGAGGATCATAGATTTCCCCACTTGCCATCCATCGTTTAAGCCTTTCTCTTTCCTGCTCTGCAGAAAGCTTCATGATCGGCTGATCTTGTATTGCGCGAGTCTAGCTAGCAAGGTATAGGCAAAAGAAAAAGGGCCGCAAGGCCCCCTCTCTTTACACCCTCCGATTTTTCTGTTTCCCATCAGTTGCGTAGGGAGATGATGCGCCTCGCAGGAGACCATGCAAAAACTCCTTGGCTAAGCCATACGGCTTCGCCCGCATCATCAGAAACGCCCATCCTCACGGCTCGCCCGAAGACGAGGGCAGCAATTAAGCGGCCAGGGCCGAGTGCCTAGAAATCATAACACGATGCGTCCGTTCGGCAGCAACGAGCAGTTTCATGGCACAATGGGCATTGCCTTGTCGGAGACGGCATGGCCCTCGCTAGTTCTTTTGTTCTTCTTGATGAAACGTTTTCTTTTTTCTCTCCTGCTGCTCTGCCCCTTCCAGACGCAAGCGGCAACGCTCCAATGTGGCTACGCAAGTTTCTACGGCACAGAGGGTTATCACGGCCAACGCACTGCCAGCGGTGAAATCTTCAATGCCTACGGCCCAACGGCTGCTCACAAAAGCCTTCCCTTTGGCACCCGCGTCAGAGTGACTGACCAAGCCAGCGGCAAGAGCACGATTGTAAAAATCAATGACGACGGCCCACACGTGCCAGACAGGATCATTGATTTGAGCTACGGTGCCTTTGCTCGCATTGCTCCGCCATCGCGAGGTGTTACAAAAGTTTGCATTTCAAAGCTATGAAAGACGCAGCTTCCTTCCTGCTGGTGAGCCTCATCTTTGGACTAGGCGCCTTTGCCATTGCAGCTTCCCCTAACGTGTTGCCCAACAAGGAAGGCTTGGCCAAGTGCATGCTCCTGCATCCTGAGCGCTACTGCCGCATTGCCAACGGCTTCCCCGTGCCAAGGCTTGACAGCCCCGCTCAACTGAGTCTATAGTTCCTTCGGAATGTTTGCGGAGCCTCCCACGCGGGGGCTCGCCTTTCTTCCGCTTCCATACTCCCCCTGGCGACAGGTTCCTCATGGACAAAACCTCCCGCATTAAACAGTTCATTTTCAATGCTGGCCACAGCATTGTGAGCGTAGAGTTCATCAAGGCAGATGGCTCTGTTCGCAAGCTTCAATTTAATCCTTGGGACACTAAAGAAATCAAGGGCGAGCGTTCACTTCGTGATCGCTCTAAGGGAACTCCAGAGGAGTTCCACGGCACTGGCACAGCAGTGAAGAAGCCCAGCATTGTTCGTTGTCGTGATTTCTCCATTGCTCGCAAGGAAGGGCAAGGTGCTTGGCGTTCGTTTGATTGTGAGCGTGTGACAAGCATCAAAGCTAATGGTCAAACTCTCGTCTTCTGAAGCCATGCCTCTCACCAAAACGCAACAAGCCATTGCCAAAATGGTTTCTGACAATGCCAAGCATAAATGGCAAGACTATAGTTCTAATGATCGTTCTTCTGCTCGCTCTTTTATTCTTTCCCGCGTTAATAAGCCCGCTTATAAAAAGAAACGGGATTTGCTAATCACGCTTGCAGATGCTTTGCAAGATGACATTTGGAAAGTGCTTTAATGGCTCTCAAGGACAATAGACGAGAATTGTTTGCGCTTGTTAAAAAACATGGCTTTGTTTTGCATAGACAAACAAAGCATTATGTTTTTAAGCATTCTTCTGGCAAAACACTAGTGTGCAGCAAAAGCACTACAGACAGGCATAGCTTGAAGAATGTGGAGCGCGACATTAAACGGATGCTTGCCGGCTAAGCCATTGCTATAGTCTGTGCTTGTAATACCATCTCCATGGCGTCCCGATCCCACCCGTTGACTGTCCGAATGACAGAAGAAGAAAAACTGGTACTTCAAGAGGCGTCTAAAAGCCTCGGGATGTCCAGAAATGCTTTCATTAGGCTCGCTGCTCTTGGGTGGGTCGACCAGCTTCTGTCCCAGAACTCCTTATCGCTATCCTCCAATTCGCTTCATGAACAATTTTCGTGCAAACTGGCTACCTTACGCGCTCGTCAAAATTGACGACGAACAGGGCGGATGGATTCCACTCAATCGCCATTACAAGCCGTTGGGAATGCCTTCGCGGACGTGGGTGGACTATTCTTCTGTTCCAGTTGAGTGTCGCATTAAAAACATTAGCTCAGCTACGGCAAAGCGCTTATCTTGGAAACAAGAAGGCCACGATGTAAACGAATCAATGATTTTCCTTTACAACGATAGGTGTATTCCCACGGGGTCAAAGAAAGATTGGCTCGCTTATAGCGCAAAACTTGACATCATTTCCTCACTTAAAACTTTCTAGAAACCATGGGACAAGCACAGCGTCGAAAGCAGGAGTTTCGCGATTTGCGTGAATTCTCTGATGAACGTTTTTTATGTGTCGATCAAGTTAAAAACGGAATCTGGCCGGTAGATAAATCAGAACGCCCTCGCGTTTTCCATCCAGATGTTATCTGGCAAAAGCTCCATCCATCCATCACGGTAAATAAAAATGAACTGGTTACGGCATTTATTGAATACTGCAGGGCGGTTCATGTCTTGTGGGCCAATGAAGGATTGGAACCAGTTACAATTTCTCCAACTGAAGCGATGCGCGAATACATCAAGCAGATTGCACAACAACATGGGTGCAGCGAAATGGAATGGGCGATTGAGCAGGCGGCATTGCTTGGTCCATCAAGTGATTGCTTGATTGATATGGCCGCTCATGGAATTTGTGGTTGGATGTGTTAATTACTGGTTTTGTAACGTTTTATGACAGGCCCCGGAAACGGGGCCTTTTTTTTGTATTGTTCCCTTGTTCGCGCCCAAACCATGGCCACCATCCCCACCATCCACCTCAACGGCACTGGCTTCACCACGCTCAGAGACGAATACGCTGCTGCCTACGATGCCATCGGAAAGGCAATGGAAGCACTTGCTGCAGCCACGCTCAATGGGCGCGATTACTATCCGCAGGAACCTGGCGCTTATTACAAGGCTCGCGCTGAGCGTGATGAAGCCCTAGACAAGCTTCGTGATGCCAGTATTTACGTTGGCGAAATGCTCGCTGGCATCTGCGACCAGCAACGATAGTAGAGCTGGGCTAGGCTTCACGAGGCCTAGCCCTTGCGGCGTGCTCTATCGCCGGCAACGCCTCAATGAAGAAATCATTGGGAACACCAATACTATCATGCCTTTTCCCATTGGAACCCTCGTTGATCTTTACGATTCAGGCTTCAAACAATGGAGAGGCGAATATACGGTGGTGAAAATAACGGAAACTGGCCTCTACAAGATTAAAAATACCAAGACCAATAGTCAGCAATTCGTGAAAGAAACTGCCCTCCGCATTGGCAGACTTGGCCCGTTCTCAATAAAGAGCCTCTATTGACAATATTACGGAATGCAACAAAGGCTGCTGCAGCCTCCTGGCAAGCTGGTATTGTTCTCTGCATGGGCGGCGACGCCTTCCTTCGCTTTCCTTCCATGGTCTCCTATTCCATCCTTTGCACCAACTCCCGCAATGGCGGTCAGTGCGAGCTTCTCATTGACGCTGCCTCTCCTGAGCGGGCTCAGCGGCACGTTGCAGATTCCCGCCCCTCCTACATCATCAAGACCATTGAGCCTGTAGAGCGTAAGTTCATCTGCTATGGCTTCTGCCGTAGAAATGAGCGTTATGACGCCCTTGGCTATATCACTTTTTCTGCTGAGCAAGCCCGTTCTATTTGCCAGCAGCTCCATCCCGACTTCGCCATTGATCGCGTTGAGCTTGGGTGAAGCTTTGTAACAAAGGGGCTGGCGACAGCCCTTTTCGTTCTATTGTTCTTTTGTTCGCAACAAAACCATGCACCGCCCCTACGAAGGCCACAGAGACTCCCCCTATCTCGCCAAGCTTGAAGCTGATCGCCAAGCGCAACACAGTGGCTACGGCATTCAGCAATACCTTTGCGCTGATGGTTCCCGCAAGTGGGAAGCTTATGGCTGGGAACGCTTAACCGAGCTTTCCATCCACACCACTAGCTACGGCATCTTTGACCATAAATGGCAAGCTGAACAATTCTTCAACAACATCATCCACGCCTGATCATGAACGCTTCCATCAAACAATCCTGGATTGATGCCCTTCGTTCTGGTAAATACGAACAAGGCAGAGAAAGCCTCTGTAACAATGGCAAATTCTGCTGCTTGGGCGTACTCACCGATCTCTACATTCAAGCCACTAATCAACAATGGCATCATGACGTTGGTGGCTGCTACAGCTTTGAAACTGAAGGAGGCATTCTTCCTCTGTCAGTGCAGCAATGGGCAGGATTAGATGTGCCCAATCCTTATCTTGCTGGCTATTACGTCAGTAGCTGGAATGATGAAGGGACAAACTTTGAAGAGCTTGCTGCTCTTATTGAAGAACACCTTTGATTCTCTGCAATCATGACTTTCCCTTGCAAGCTCATCCTTGATGATGAATACGGCATTCCTTATGCCGCAAAGCTTTTCTCTTCCATTGAAGAACTCTACGATGAAATACATGCTCTTGATGAGCTTCTTGATGAAGCTTCCGTAAGCAGAGCCTATGTCATTAGAGGAGCGCTAGATCAGCTCAAGCAGCTTGCTCATGACATCGAGCTTGAAGAAGAACAATTGCCAGACGGCTCATGATTCCCTTCACCATTGTTGCCCATAGACAAGGGCAACGCCGCACGCTTCAACTATTAGCCAGAGACCAAGCTTCTGCCATTCTCTCTGCTCAAGAGCTTCTTCCTGGCTGGTTTCTTTCCGTTCCTTCGCTTTCTCCACAATGGTGACCATCAAGACCTACCAAGACAACGGCTACTATTTCCCTCCCACCAAAGGCTCCTATCAAGCCGCTTCGCTCCAGCAGCTCATCTTCCACATTCGCCAAGCAATGGAGGATAGAGAGGACGTGGTGGCCGTTTACGGCCCTGATGGCTCCTGCAAGGGCATCTGGAACCGCGAGCTGGAAGGTCACGTGGATAGCGCTGGTGATACCATCGTCGATCACGAAGGCTATGAGCTGCTACGCCCTGGCACTAGGGAGAAATGGATGTGGCACCACCTCCAGGAGCTTGTGGCCTGATTGAAGGAGCATCTTGGATGCTCCATTCCTGAACCCTGTTCAGGCATTGTTTCGTTTTGTTAACGAGGGGCCTCCAGGCCCCTTTCTGCTGTATTGTTATCTCACGAGGCGCGAGCCTCTCCTCTGCTTCCCCACCATGGAATTCCTTGTTAACGCTGGCGGCATTCTCATCAAGCACGATGAAGAGCAGCTCATTTCCCTCATCGCCAAATTCATCAACGAAGGCAAGCCTGGTTCTGGCTTCTTCATTAAAGACGTGGGCTGCATTGCTAAGCATGAAGATGGCCAAATGATGATGGGCCGCAAAATGGAAACTCTCAGCCGCCTTTTCAACAAAACCAGCGACGATATTATGCACACGGTTAAGCGCTGGGCTTCTGAGGCTGCTTGAACTAGCAAGGGGCGCCCAAAGCGCCCTGCTCTCCCCTCCTTAAAACCATGCAAAACGCTATTAACATTCTCGCCATCAGCAAGAAAGGCAAAAGCCGCATCGGCACTCGCCTCACCACTGGCATTGTTGAACAGGATCATCACGACAAGCTTTTCGTAGTGTTTCCTGAGCTAAATCAATGTCGATGGATAAAGAAAAACAACGATCCTGATTTTCGCATTGTTGAGGAAGATTGATGAGCAGGCAAATGACTCTCATTGGCCGTCTTGGCCCCATTCATTATCAAGAGCCTCCTGGAGGCTCTGCTCATGCGTCCTTTGACATTGTGATTGACAGAGGCTCTAAAACTACTCCCGTGCCTTGTGAAGCATGGGGCATTCTTGCAGAACAAGCTTTTTCAATGGATGAGGGCAGTTTAATTGGCTTGATTGGCACGCTCACCATTGATCGAACTGTTCGCATTGAAACGCTTGAACACCTAGGTAGGCCTCTCTAGCTTTCTCTTTAAGCTGGGGCCATCAGGCCCCTTTCTTTTTTTGTCTTTCTCTCCCGTGCTTGCTCAAGCCTTCGCTTCTACCGTCATCGTTAATGCTCAAGGCAAGCCCTGGCAACCATCATCGTTTCCCACGTTTGTCATCACTGCTTGCTGCCCCTTCTCAGAGCCTCTAGACGACGCTGCCAATCTTGCCCTCCATCGTTCCCTTCAAAAGCGCCTGCAGCGGCTTCTAGGCGTTTTAATGGAGGAAGTGGTGGGGATGGCTCCTGATGGGAGCTGGAAAGAGCTGAGTTGGGCAGTGACAGGCATCAGCGAACAGCAAGCCATTGACCTTGGCAGGCTTTACTACCAATGGGCCATCTTTCGCTTTGATGAAGAGGGGAGGACTATTCTTAGCTGCTGGCAAGACTAAGCCGCCCCAGCGGCTGGAAAATTAGAACTGGACAAGGTTGTATCTGTAGAAATTTTGGGACTCGCCAGCTTCCTATCAGGAAAAATTTTGGAACTAGCCAGGGTCGTATCTAGGGTCCGGCCAGAGTTCTATCAGGCTTCTTTTATACCGTTTCATAATACTATTGTTTAATAACGCTACCGTTTTATGCGCCAAGCCGCATTATGGGCTTATGCGTCAAGCCGCATGGCCGAATTCTCTGCTCTAACTGTGGCGGCCTTAAGTGATGCCTACTCATGCGGGCCTTAAGTGATGCCTACTCGTGCGCCGGGGTTTGTGATGCCTACTGGCGCGCGCTGGTTTGTGATGCCTACTCGTGGCCGCCAGTTCTCCACCCTTACCTGCGCGCGCCAGTTCTCCACCCTTACTCGTGACGCGTGCTGGGTGATGCCTACCCTCGCGTGCTAGGTGATACCTACCCTCGCGTGCTAGGTGATACCTACCCGTTGCGCCAGTAGGCGAGCCTATGGTGTGCTGATTCCTGGCCAGTAGGTGATGCGAACTGCGCGCGCCAGTAGGTGGCAATATTTGCGCCAGTATTTGCGCCAGTAAGTGATAATATTTCAGATTGTGACAATCCGGCCGGATTGGGCCAGCCATGCCGTAGGTGCGCGCGCAGCGCTGGCACTGATAAGCCTGGCTTGTCATTGGGAGCGATTCCGGGCACTGATAAGCCTATCCGCTTATACGTGGCCTTTATCGCGCCTTCCTATCGGCGCTCTTTATCAGGGGTTCACAGCGGCCGCGAATTCCCTTTATATGGGGCGTCCCTCGCAATTGAGCGATGCTTGCCCCCACGCTTCCCGCCTTTATCGCTGGCACCCCAACACTGGCCGCGATGCTGGCCGTTGAGTATTTGGCCGCCCCTGCAGCAGTGCCCACCGATCGCGAGCTCGCGATGCTGCGCGGCTGGATTCGTGCGGAATTCCAGCGGATCCCCGTGATGGTGCGCTTTGAAGGCACCGATATCCCGCTCCCAGAGATGCTGCAGCGATGGAGCACCAGCGGTGTGCTCTTTATCTCCATTGAAAGCATCTCCCATCCCTTCCTAACTGACGTGGAGAATGCATTATTTCGGGCCGTCCACGATTGGCACCACATAGTTGTGGACGCCGATTCCACACTGAACGGTGAAATACTCACGTTTGAGCATGCATGCACCACTGCACCTAGCGAGATCTGGTGGATGCTGCGCAGTGAGATAGTTCTTCAGGCAGCCGCATGCATCGCCACAGGAGAATTCCAACCACAGAAGCTTGTGCGCTGATTCTCTCCAAATTCTCGCAAATTCCCTCGCAAATTCTCACAATGTCGCAACTTAGCCTCTCTCACGGTCACATCTTAGCGGTGTTCTTTAACGCAAATTCCGCCGAACTGCAGCATGGTGCGCAATGGTATGGGGACGCCCTTAGATTCTGCGCAGCCGTTGCACAATCAACCGGCTTGTCAGTCTCGACCGTTGCTGGCGTGACTGCTGCACTTAGTCCAAACAACCGATGGACGCAGAACCAGCGCGACGCTGAGCGTCTTTGCCGCGCCTTCTCTGCCGGTACCCTCGCGGATGCTGCAGCGCTAAAAGTGTCGACATTTCACGGAAACAAACGAAAGGCCTTGCGAATTCTCTCCGGGGAATCCCCGTTAGACGTGCTAGGTGGTTTGAAAGTACGAGCGTTCTATGGTTGCATTCTCGACAACGATGCGGTGTGTGTGGATGGTCACGCCTACGCTATTTGGCTCGGCAGTTACGTACCCACAACCAAAACTCCTAAGATCAGCCCCAAATTATACGCTTCCATCGTTGAAGCTTATCGGCAGGCGGCCGTTACGATCAACCACGTTACCGGCGCAAATTACAGTGCCGCGCAAATTCAGTCTATAACTTGGAGTGTATGGCAGCGCATTCGCCGGGAAGTGCAAAGCGCTGGAGGAGCGGCATGATCCGCTTAGCACTGACTGACAGCCAGGCCTTGGCAGTTCTAGCGGCCTTGGAAGCTTGGCAGAATCAGCAGCCGTTGACGGCCTTGGAAACCCCCATAGGCAGGCTCACTGCAGCCGGAATTGCCGCCCCATACGCCACGGCCCTGGAAGCACTGGAAGCCCGCTACGGCCCTCTCCAGCGGCCGTAGGATGGCAAGCCTGCAAGGCCTCGCCACTAGGCGGGGCCTTTTGTTATGCGCAGTGTAGGGATCAGCAGCCATTTGCGAGCCCCTAGCACACTGCCAAACCCTTTGCGGCCTTTGTAACGTATTGTAAAACTGTATCAACGGATACAGACGTGTGGCGCAGTAACAAGGCAAAAAGCAATCGGGGGGCGGCGGTATATGCTCTCAAAAGTGGCGTCATTTTTCATCTAGATTTTTCACCCAAGTATTTATACCTAGCACTTACCCTTTAGCGCGTTAGCCAGCATTTTGATTTCATCTAGAGATGCAGCATTTTTAACAGTGTTAGCCCTGTAGCTAATAATCCACACATTGCCCTTTATGTATCCTTTACTGTTATCAATGCGATCCAAGGAAGGGCTGTTAGGTAGAGGCACGGATTTTCCTTCTCTGCAACAAGACCATTCCAATGGCACGCCAAATACAGGGCAATTAGATGTGACAAGAGATCGGACATAGTCCACGTCAATGTTAAATTCCATGCCCTTGTTTTTAGCTCTAGTCCTAGCTGCACATGTCATATACATAGTTTGCATTTTTATTGGATTCTGCTTTTCCCACCGAGTAGTCTTTTCTTGTTGGCAAATTTTGCAAAAACCATCCAAACCGTCGCGATTGTTTTTCCGCTTGAAAAATTCAGAAACCGGCTTAATCATTCCACACTTTGAGCATTTCTTTTTACCCTGACTCGCGAGCGAAAGCTGCTCCGCAAGTTGCTGATTATTCAGGCCCATGTCGGCAATGGATTTTGGCAAATATTAACCAAGAAAAACCCAGTGGCACTATGCCGAAAGCAAGTCATCGCAGATGACGCCGCTTGAGGCATTTCAAGACAATAGGCAAGACGAATGAAGCCCCCAAAAGGGGCGGAATGATAAACAAAAGCGAAGCAGGACAATTTGCATCACTTTCCTTTCCATCGTTTAATTTCTTGAGAAAGGAGGCCTTAGGGCCTCCGTGCTAGACCTTCTTGATATAGAAAAAGCTTTTTAGTCCTCTCCTGGCAGCGACGCGCACGAAGGGAAGCCCTTTACTTAGGAACAGGACCAGCCTTTTGTTTTTCGCTGCTCGGAGGGGAAGCTCGCCTTTGGGGCTCGCGGTCATGATCGAGCAGCTTGCTTAGCTTTTTGTCAGTAGACGCTCCGCCCTTCGGGGCTACGCTCGCTTGAGGCTCTCGTCTGAGGAGCGTCGTCTTGCTGCGGAGCATTCCAAGCAGTTGTCAGCGGCTCCGCTAAGGCTATCGTATCTCGCACTGTGGCTCAAATGTGGCTTTTTTGGTATCAGTAGGATACATTTCTCCAAATTTCTTCCGTTTTTCTTAAGATTTCAATGGGGAGAGGAGATGCGGCGGAAGAATGTATTAAAAACGACTTACACAGTTCTTGATAACGACTAGCGTGAGATGATCTTCGCAAAGCTTCTATGTGGGGCCTTCCTGATCGCCAGCCATTTAATATTGGCCCTTATAAATTGTGGCCATGTTTTAGCAAGCCAGAGTTTCAATGGTTTGCCGCTATTGGTGGAAAGCCGCATTATTTCCGCACGACGAACGAGGCTCGTCTGTTCGTGAATGATTTGCTTTCCATGGAAGACCCCGAGGGTCTTTGCGATTAGAGCTGTTTGCTAAAATATTGTGAAGCGGCGACGTTGGCGCGTCCCGCCTCTGGCCACCTACTACATCTAGATGACATGGCAAAGCTAACACATCGCCCTCTTCCTCCATTGCAGCTCTTGGAGGATTTGTTGATCCTTGACCCTGAAAGCCCGAGTTGGCTGTCTTGGCGCAATCCTCGTAGCAGGAAACTCAAGCCTGGTGACCATGCGGGATGGCAAGATAAAAGCGGAAGCCGTAACACTGGCTATTTTCAAGTGGGCGTCCGAATGGATGGAAAGGATGCTTTATTCCTCGGCCATCGCATTGTTTATTTTCTGCATTACAAGGTTGATCCAGGTGAATTCCAGATTGACCATATTGATGGGAATAAATTTAACCACAATCCATTAAACTTGCGCCTCGTTTCCGACTCTCAAAACAGGGCAAATGCGCCCAAACGAAATCAACGCACGTCAAGTCGATTTAAAGGCGTCTGCAGAAATAAGCGTTCGGAAAATAAACCATGGATGGCATACATTGATTGGCAGAAGAAACGCAAATACTTAGGCACTTTTGCCACTGAAGAAGAAGCTGCAATCGCCTACAACAAAGCTGCTTCTGAACTGCATGGATCGTATGCCTTTCTTAATGCTTTGATCGTTCCGGCTAGCTGATTTGCGCTAGCCTGCTTTCGTTGGTCGCGCCCCGCACTGCGGGGCTTTGTTGTCTCATGAGCTTGAAGGGAAAAGCAAAGTGCGAAATGATTGCTCGCACTGGTCGGGTGCAGGATTGGCTTAATGATCCGGAAGGGCGCTTGGCTGTAAGTTGCACTACGTTTGCAGTGGAAGACTCAATGGAGGGGACTGACGGCATTGAGGCGTCTTGGCGTTTCGTTAGCCACGCTCTTCGTAATGCTGCTGGTGCTGCTGTAAATCTTTCAAAGTTGCGTCCCAAAGGCGAAGAAAACGGAAAAGGACTTGTCGCCAGTGGCCCCGTAAGCTTTGCTGGCATCTATAGCAAGCTAAATGAAGTGTTGCGTCGTGGAGGAAAATTTAAAAACGGCGCTGTTACTTTGCATCTTGATTATGATCATCCTGACGCCATTGATTTCATTCAAGCCCCACGAACTGAACTTCCTTGGGTGAAGCGTTCTTTAACTGTTGACGAGCAGTTCATCGAGAAAGCTTCTCCTGCGCTGATGGAGGCGGTTTTGCGCGGCCTTGAAACTGGAGATTTGTGGCTAACCAAAAAACGTTTTGACAATAAAGGCGAGCGCATTTGGCCAAATGTTTGTGAAGAGATCTGGTTGAAGCATCGTGGTACTTGCTTGTTACAGCATGTAAATCTTGGCGCTTGCACCATGGAAAACCTTCAAGGGGCTTTTATTGAAGGCATGAAGCAGCTTTGTGAGCTGCATCCTGGCACTGGCGTTGGTGACACTGGAGAATATCTTCCCCCTTCCATTGACAAGCAAGTAGGCCTCGGGATTCTCGGCCTTGCTAATTTCCTCTCCATCCATGGCATTAGCTACAAAGAGTTTGGCGAAGCCCTTGATGCGTTCTTGATGGACGACCCCCATCCTTGGGCTCACCATTGGACAGATACCGTGGCCGGAAAAGCCGTCTACGCTCTTTACAAGGGCATTGATAGCGCTGCTGACATCGCTCGCGAGCATGGCATGGAGCGTGCTTTCTGCATTGCTCCTACCGCCTCTTGTTCTTACCGTTATCTCGACACGAAAGGCTTTACCACTGCCCCTGAAATTGCTCCTCCCATTGGTCGCATTGTTGACAGGGATTCGGGCACGTTTGGCGTGGAAACGTTTGACTATGGTGATGTAGAAATTGCCGCTGAAGTGGGCTGGACTAATTACAAGCGCGTTGCTGATGGCATCGTTTCGCTTTATCAACGCACTGGCCTTTTCCATGGTTATTCATTTAATTCGTGGAGCGATATGGTTATTTACGACGAAGCATTCCTGCGTGATTGGTTAGAATCTTCTCAGACGAGCCTCTATTACAGCCTGCAAGTCCTGCCTGATACTCAGCGTAAGGACGATGCATATGCTGCATTGGACGACGATTTTAAGAGCATGTTTGGCTTAGACGAAGAGTCTGAAGCTGACGGATCTTCTGCGTCTTGCAATTTAGAGGCAGGTTTCTGCGCTAGCTGCGCTGAATGATAAAGAAAAAGGGGGCTTGCGCCCCCTTCGCTTTCCTCACACACCATTGAATGATACTACGACCATGAACGCTGTCAAGAGCCCCTATCTGTCCATGATTTCTAAGAAGCGCCCCTGGCAGGCCGTGCCTGTTAGCAAGGGAAAGCTTAAGGAAGGTGGCGAGGACACGATTTACAATCTGCTGGCTCTGCGTCATCTGGAACTGCCTGTGAAGGACTTTCTACAGCAGGGACTAGAGCGCGACCTTCCTGCTACGCCTGGCGTGGTTGAAGCCCTGCGTCATAACCAGGACGATGAGCAACGCCACGACGAGGCATTGAACTACGTGACGGCTGCCCATGGCACCAATGAGAAGGCCGAGAAGGAAGTGGCGAACATCCTTAAGGCATGGCAAGAGCATCCTGCCCATCCCATTTTGAAAGCAGCCATTCTTGAGCGGAGTATTTTCTTTGTTGCATTGCCGTTTTTCCGTTTCAATGGTGACATTGGCATTCGTACTGTGGCGGCTGATATTAGCCGGGATGAAATTACGCACGTAGGCGTGCATAGCCTTGTTGCTCGCGAGCTTGGCGAAACCGCTGGTCAGAGCTTGAACAAACTGCGTCGGGCCACTGCATTGTGGGCTTTTGATGCGCTGCAAGCCAGTAATGACAAATGGCTGAACAAGGATTTCTGGCTGCGTCAGAGTGATAGCTTGTTCGAGAAGGGAAAAGCCGAAGAGCTAAATGATACGGCTCGCAGCAGAATGCCCAGTTTTTTCGAGGCTGCCAACAATGACCTGCCCCAGTACGGACGGGCATGATATAGTTAGTGGGTTCCCGCTCTGCTTTTGCATCGGGCCGATAGAGTCCAAGCCTCTGTTCGTCCTTGAGGCGCTTTATGCTTGGACCATCCACTCCCCTCCATGCTTAGCTCCTAGACGGAGACCATTTTGTTGGCGCCAACAATATGGTTTTTAGGGATGACGCACAAACAGGAGGGGCCCTGACGGTTAAGTGTTGTGGTACACGTTGGGCAGATGGCCCAGAATGCTAGGTTCGATTCCTAGGGCTGTCCTATGATGAGCTTTCTTCTCCATTGAACCATGGCACGGTTTCGCATCGTACAAAAGCCTTCAGTATTAGATCCACGGAGGCCCATGTATGAAGTGCAGGAAAAAGAGCTTTGGTGGTGGAATTTTCGCAACGTGTTTCACGATTTAAATGAAGCTGAAGAGTGGACCATTAAAATAATCGAAAATATGGAGCGGCCATTTGTAAAAACTGGCGTGGTAGGTGAATATAAATAATGAGTGCTTTCGTCACGAGCGACACTCACTTCGGTCACGCGAAGATGATTGATTTTGCTCGCCCCGATGGCGAGCCATTGCGTCCATTTGCATCGTGTGAAGAAATGGACGAAACTATTATTGAACGATGGAACAAAAAAGTAGGAAAACGTGATACTGTCTACCATCTTGGCGATGTGGTTATTCCTCGTGCATCGTTAAAGCTTCTTTCTCGGCTCAATGGAAGGAAAATTCTCATTCGCGGCAATCATGATCAAGGCGCATTAAAAGACTATTTGCCATATTTTGAAGACGTGAGGGGAGCATTTTTTCATCCTTGTGACAGCACTTTTCCTGGCGGTTTAATCTTCACGCATATTCCTGTACATCCATCGTGTTTGTCTGGGCATTACGCGGGCAATGTACATGGTCATTTGCATTGCCATCGTATTTTGGATGACAATGGGCAAATTGATAAGCGCTATTTCAACTGTTGTCTAGAAGTGAATGACTTTGCTCCAGTAGCATTTGAAAGGGTGAAGGATTATTTCCGTGACTCAAGAAAGACGCACGTTTAACACGCCCCTGCGTGAACCGCTCAACCCAATCATTTATCAATCATTGAGAGCCATTGATTGGCACAATGCTCAATTTTTCCGTACCATGGACCATTGGCATCTTGAAAAAGCTGCCATCATTAGACAGTATGTAACAGAACTAAAGGCTTGGATTTATGGGCAGGAAGAAGCTATGGAGGGTGTGGGCAAAGGCTCTGGGGAACAAGGAGAGTAATTGTGACAAGGAAGCAGATACAGTGGCAATTGTCCGCACTTTTATTTTTGCTTCTTATCTCATCACCAATTGCTTCATCATTGCCAATGCGATTGTCCACTGGCCAAAAGAAAAGCCCGCCGTAGCGGGCTCTTGTCTTCAGCAATAAGCTTCAGAACCAAGGCATTGGTTAAAACCAATGAGGCTTAGGCACGTAGGCAACGCCGCGATAAACGAGCGAAGCCATTTGAGCTTCACGCAGACGAGCGGCTTTCTCAAGCTGCTGCTTGATTAGGGCAAGAGGGTTCATGATGGTTCCCGATGATGCTGCCCCCGTTCCGTGGCAGCGAGCATGCGCCCCATCGCTGGGGTGAACGTATCTTCAGCTTAGCATGATGCCCCTGACCAGATTCGAACTGGTACTCCTCTGGGCTTAAACCAGATGCCTGCTGCCAATTGGGCTACAGGGGCGTGAGGAGCAAAGGTGCTGAGAGCGGGGCTTCAATCCGCCTTTGCACAGCGTTTAACCATGGGTCGGCCCATGGCCTTGGCTCCATTTTGTGGCAACGAACAGCATCCCCCGATACTGTTCTTTTAAAACGCTGGCCAGCGTGCTTCGCGAAAGCTTTGAAATCATAACACGACGATGGTCAGGCGTCATATTCTCTTAAGCTTTCACTGCCGTCATGGTCTGGCATGTAGTCATCAGTAGTAGCCTCCGCCTCCCAAGAGCGTTCAAGCTGCTCCTCTTCCTTCAGTCGCTTGGCATGGGCCTTGAGCTTCGGGAGTAATGTGGGGATGTATAGATGCTCGGCAGCAAGAAGCTGGAGAGAAGTTTGCTTGCTAGTGGGAGCGTTTTCTAATAGTGCTACGAGGAATTTGGTTTCCTGCATAGTTAATTTACAATAAGTCACTTCATGACAGAACTATTGTTTGAAAATCATACTAGGAGATTAGGCTTTCGATCCAGCCAATGTCATCATCTTTACTCGCGGCAAGAATGGCACCAGCCATTGCAAATGCCAAGTCGTCAATACCAGTGGCTTTGCCACCAGTTACACTCCATTGCCCACTTGGTTTATAGACCACCGTTAAGTTCTTAAGCTGCATAATTGCCTTCTCGTGACGATAAATATTGATTTGTCCTGCATTGAAAAGTTCTCGCATTTTGCTGAAAGCTTTCATTTTTGAACTAACTGTCCAAGTGAGTTCTGTGATGGGCAAATCACTAGCCAAGCTTTGAATGGTGCCAGCACTATTGAACTGGTCCATCACAATCGTGTCGAAAACGTATAGGCGATGCTGTTCTTTAATCCAATCTTCCACTGCATTGATATTCACTTCCTTTCTTCCATTGATTTCAAAATCAGCTACGAACGAATGGAACTTATCCACGACGAGAGTGCCGTTTTCGTAGTGAACAATACAAGCAGTGTAATCGTCGCGGCCAACGCCACCACGGGCGGGGTCAAGGGCAAGGACGTAAGCTCCTTGGAATTCAGGGCGTGGTGGTAGTGCTGCACGGCGATCATCAATACAAGCATCAATCACATCGCTATTGACTAGCGCCGAAAGATTGGAGGCGAATTGTGCTCCATACTCAACCTTAAACTTTTCGGGATCACGCTGTCTTTCTGTGTCAAGAAACTCTTGCGAAATATTGGGGTTCATCTCCCACGTTGGGAGATTCACTGCTTGCATGAAAGGGAAGCGCCCTGATGATGCTTCTTTGAAATGCTGGTAGAAAATACCATCGGTCAACCATGGAGAGGAAAGTTCAAGGATGCGTCCTTTTCCTCCGAACTGAGCAATGGCGGGTGAGAGTGCGTCATAAATGCCCCTTCCTCCGCTGTTTGCATCGCCTTCAGTGGCAAATGCAAGCTCGTCAAACACTGCTCCAGCGCAGGCAAGACCACGAGCCGCACGGCCTGATGTGGGAATAGCTTTGAATACGCAATTATTGCTGAGTTCAATGATGTCGGCAGTTTCGCGAACAATTTCTTGAGCGAAGGGACTTTCAATGATTAATTGGCGGATGTTGTTCAGAGCAATACGGGCCTGATCTTGGCTGTTGGCCACCGTCACCACGTACCATCGCTCCCCTTTTCTAACTTTGCGGCGATATTCTTCTTCCAGAACAAAGCACATATAGAGGCAAGCCACTGCGGCCATCAAGGTTTTGCCACTTCTTCTCCCCAAGGCCCACACTGCATGAGACTTTCCTGGCTGAAAAAATTCATCCAGAATGCGAGCCTGTGCTGGATAAAGCTCTAGACCGAGGGCGTGCTTAGCGAATTGACTGCAAGTAAGGTTCACTTCAATAAAGACAAAGAAAGTAGTTCAGTTTTGGGGGCAAAATATGCGAGGCGCCCACCTGCTGGATCTTTTTTCCATTGTTCCTTCATTGCATCACCAGCCTTGATCCAGCCATGGATGAGGGTAATGCGATTTTGAATCGTGACGAGCACCAATATCTTACCTGGACTTTCGTCTAGTTGCACTATTAAATCGTAATAATGTTTGGAGCGAGTTTTAACATCAATATTTGGAGGAAGATCCGCAGAGCCACGTTTTGCCTCTGTTTCTTGGTAGAGCTTATCTTCCATGCCAAGCATCACGGCGACTGCCATTTCTCCCGCAGCTCCGAGTAAGTGATGGCGCAGTGCTAAATCTCCATTCTCCGCTCCATTGTTCCTGCCTTTTCTGTTTTGCTTTTCATTGAGAGACTGCCTGCGAAAAGCTTCATCACGAGCCCGTTGGCGCTGATCAGGAGTGAAGGCAAAGGTGAGTGGCATTAACCAGTCCATAATGGCCAGCTTCTACGGACAATGTATCCAGGAATTAGACTAAAAGCAATACAACATAGCCATTAGCGTTCGTTATGGAAGGCGAAGCAATTGATTTGGGGCATGCTACGGCAGGTGGCATCCGTTCAGACGGCCTTCAAAACGTGCTGATTGGCATGGGGACTGGTCGTGATAAGAGTCAGTACACGAAAACTACGGCCACCGTCTTCCTGCCGCAAGAGGACCTTGAAAATCTCTATGGCGAATGGCTACCTCGTCGCATTGTTGACATCTACGCCGATCAAGCCACGAGGAAAGGCTTTAAAGTGTTGTTCGGTGGTGACGGCGTAAGAGCCGAAGAAGTGCAAGGCATTGAACAAACGATTGAAGACCTCTACATTCTTGAACAGCTCAACCTTGCAGCCAAAAACTCCCGCCTTTATGGGGGTGCTTGTCTACTTCTCTTTATTGACGATGGGCGTCCCGCTTACATGCCTGTCGATAAACGTAACATCCGTCGCATTGAAGAAATTGAATGTCTTGATAGATGGCAAATTGCCCCAGTTATCAACGAAGAAAACTTATACGACTATTCAAAAGCCACTTATTATCAGATCATCTCTGGAGATTTAATTAACGAGCCCACGCTCACTTATATTCATAAAGATAGGATTTTACGTTTTGATGGTGATTGGCTGCCTTATCGCGTGAGACAGCGTAATTATGGTTGGGGCATGAGCAGTTTGCAAACTGTTTATGACAGCTTCCGTCATTATTGGACGGGCCTTAATTCTGCTGCAACGCTTCTCACTGAATTTGACATTTTTGTGCATAAAGTGAGGGGCTTAGCTGCGATGCTTGCGGCTGGAAAGGAAAGCTCCATTCGTGATCGTTTGCAGGTGAATGATATGAGCAAGAGCATTTATCGCGGCTACGCGATTGATGCTGAAAAAGAAGAGCTTGAATTTATTAGTCGGAACTTTGGCGGCATCGGGGAAATTTTAGAAAAGCTTCGCGTGGATATTATTGGCGCCAGCAAAATTCCTCATACTGTTCTATTTGGCGAAAGCCCTGGCGGCTTGGGCTCCACTGGTCGCAGTGAAGAGCGTGATTTCGCAAAAACCTTAGCGGATTACCAAGGCACGCATTTTAAGCGTCCTGTCAAGAAGCTAATGGAATACATCATGCTTAGCAAAGAAGGCCCAACGAAGGGAGAGCTTCCCGAATCATGGCGCATCTCTTTCAATCCATTGTTCGAGCTTAATGAGCGCGAAATGGCTGACGTAAGGGCTCGCGTGGCGGCTGTAGATGGCCGTTACATTCAGCTTGGCGTGCTGAGTCCGAAAGAAGTGGCGGACGCTCGTTATGGTGGCTCTGAGTGGAGCATGGAGCTTACTCTGGATCCATCTGTCATTCGCGAGCTTCCCACTCAAGGCGGGGGTGGCTCCACTCAAAATGGGGGTGGAAATGGAGGCAAGCTTGCTGTTCCTCCTGGTGGGCGTGATCCAATGAATGAAGAAAATGGCACGCTTCCCATGGATGGAAGCAGGGAAGTGGAAGACAGCCGGGAAGATAGTGCTGCTGGCCTTTTCTTGCCTCGTGATCTAGAAGAAATTCGTGGTGACGTAAAATTCACCGATGCCGAGCTTCATTCTCGTGCGGTGAGTGCCGCCAAGGCAAAATTTAAAGTGTGGCCTTCTGCCTATGCAAGTGGCTATGTAGTGCAGCAATACAAGCAAATGTACAAGAAGAAGCACGGATCCCTAGCTGGCGCCTTCAAGAGCGACGAAGGTGATTTGCACGCAGATGATCTTGACAGATGGTTCAAAGAAAAGTGGGTGAGGATTGGAGCCAATGGTGAAATCCTTGGCCCTTGCGGCGCTCGCGAAGAAAAGGAAGGCAAGCCTAAATGCCTTCCTCAGGCAAAAGCTCAGGCCATGAGCAAAGAAGAGCGTCAGACAATCGTGCGCCGCAAGCGAGCTGCAGATCCAGACCCTGAGCGTAAGGGACCGGCAAAAATGGTCAGCAGCAAAACGGACGCCCAAGATCCGAGTATTCACATGTACAAAACGCAACAAGAAGCTGAGGCCACTGCTGCGAAAATTGGATGCGAAGGCTATCACGTTGAGCAAACTGAAGATGGCCCTGTTTACATGCCCTGCTCAACCCACGCTCTTTTTGAGAAAAAGCATAAAGAATTTGTATCTCAAAAACAAGATGCGATTGAACCCTTGAAAACCAGCGGACTCATTCTTGCTGATATTGACGAAGCTTCTCTCATTGATGAAGAGGACATTTCCGCTGCATTGAATCAATGGAAGGAGGAAGCGCCTGAGCGCTTCAAGGATATTCTGGAGGCAGAGGATGTCCAGCCTCAATGATCTTTCTCAATTTTCTGAAGCCATTGTTCGTTTTGATGAATCATCCTGGCGTTACGACCCTATCAGTGGTCGGTATCGCGGCGCTAATGGACGCTTTCTCAGCGCTCGCGCAGTGGAAGCACTGGTGGATGGTCGAATTAATAAGCTTGGCGCTGAGCTACGGCGTTTTACACGTATGCTTAGCGCTGGTGATATTACGCTGGACCAATGGCAAGGAAGCGTGAGGGAAGCGCTTAAGCTTGTCCACGTACAGGCAGCAATCATCGGCAATGGTGGCAGAGAAACCATGCGGGCAAACGACTGGGGGCGCATCGGGCAGCGTCTCCGTGTGGAATATGCTTACTTACAGGGCTTTGCTCGCGATCTTTTGGATGGCCGCGTTTCTAGTGCCATGGCTCTTGCTCGTATCGGGCTGTATGCTCAGAGCGTGCGAGGTAGTTTTTGGGAAGGCGCCAGTATTCGTCAAGAAAAGCAAGGATACTCTCTAATGAGACGCATCCTTGATTCCCAGGCGAAGCATTGCCAAGATTGCCTTGACTATGCGGCTCGTGGCATGGTCCCCATTGGAAGCTTGCCTCTTCCTGGGCAACGCTGCGCATGCCGTGCTAACTGCCGATGCACCGTAAAATACTTCCGACAGCAAGCGCCGACTGTGGCAGTTTGAGATGGACGTTTTAGTTGGCAGCACGGGTCTCATTGGACAAGTGCTCCGTGAGGCGCATGAGTTTGGCGCCTGCTTCCATTCCAAAAACATTCACGAGGCTCCACTGCTTAAGGAGCCCATTGAAAGGCTGTACTTGGCTTGCATGCCAGCGGAGAAATGGAAAGCAAACGCTGCGCCACTGGACGACTTTGACAATATGAATAACATCATTCAAAACATCCGACATCTTCCAAGCCCAGCGGAAGTCATTGTTTATTCAACGATTGACGTGCATGGGCAAACAGCGTATTATGCAGACGGCACGCCTGAAATTTTTGCTATTGACTACGGCACCAATCGCTACATCTTTGAAATGCTCGTGAAGGCGGTATTCCTTGATTCAGTGGTGACAATCATTCGCCTTCCTGCATTGTTTCATCGCCTTATTAAGAAGAATATTCTGTTTGATCTATTGACAAACAATAATGTGGAGAAGATCAATGCAAACTCTGCCTATCAATGGTATTGTTTAGATGATCTATGGAAGGACACGAAGAAAGCAATTAGTGGCACTACGAACGAATTTTACACAGCTCCCATTGAAACAGCGGAAATCGTTGAACGCTTCTTCCCTGACGCGAAAGTAGGCAGTGGACCACGCATTGAATACAACATTCCTCCATATAAATATGACAAGGCGAAGATAATGAAGAAGATGGAGGCTTTTATCAATGCTTGGAATTAGCGCTATCGGCTGGAAGGATGAAGAGGAGGAGCAGATTTTAAGCGCAAATGCTGGAGCGTTTAATGTGCTAGAAATTATTCCTGCGCGTATCTTTGCTCAAAACAAAGACTATGCCGATATTGCCAAAGAATACCGCGAAAGCTATGGGCTATGGGCCTATTCGGCGCAGGCTTTATTCTTTCAAAGTAACGTGCAAAGCTTTGAAGACACTGCAGCAGTGTCCGAGCATTTGTTAAAAGTGATCAGCCTTGGCTCCCTCATGGGAATCAAGCGCTTCGTACTAGGTAGCCCCGGCTTGAGAAAGGGAAGTCCTTCCTGTTTGATGAATGTTCTGAAGCGCATGGATGCAGTGTTGGATGCAAATGGAGCCATTCTTTGCATTGAGCCTGTAGCGAAATGCTACGGAGGCTCTTATTTCTTCACAGTCAACGAGATTGTCAATCACATTGATTTTTGCAATTTGAAGAATGTTAAGACGATGCTTGACACGAATAACGCTTGGCTTCAAGGCGATAGCCCTAAAAAGCTACTGAATCATTATTGGCCATACATTGCTCACGTGCATATCAGCGACACTGACAATGGACCGCTGCTAAATAAATACGAGCACAGGCAAATTAAGGGAATGCTTGATGGTATTAACTACGAGGGCGCGATTGTGCGCGAGCTATTTCAAGCCAAGAAGAATATGCGCGACTATCCGCTGTTCCGCAGCATTTACGCTTGAAACATGGCTTCTTTTGCCATCTCTTCGATGGCATAGATGCCTTGAATTTTGCCAGTGTAAAAAGACAGCAGATTATCCTGTTGCCTAAAAATGGGAACGCGTTGAGCGCTGGCGTTTTTGCATTTTGCTTTAATTGATACCACAAGGAATGCGTATTTAAAATAATCATGAAACTCGGACCAGTAGCGCACCACGTGATCCTCGATTAGCTGGCGCTTTTCCTTCAGTTGACCATAATTTTTGCTGAAACAATTTGTTTCTTTTTGCTCAATAACGCCAAGCTTCACATGACTCAGCGAGAACATTGAAGATCCGTATGGATAGATGGAGAACAGCTCGCCATCAATAAAAGTGAGTGCGCCGAATGGGGGCGTTTTGATGGGACGATAAACAAACATTGCCACTGCCTCAAAATAGTCCCCATCAAGAATTGGCAGCAAGGAATTGTTTGTGCAATCAATGACGAAATCATAATCTTGCTTCAAAAAAGCAAGTGAATTGTCATTGATTTCATCCCTTCTCGCAATGGGAGCCAATAGCTCATCAAAGTAATTGCCAGCGGCAGTTGGAGAAATATATTTCTCAATGGTATGTAGAAGCAGTGAGGAACGATTAAGGAAGTTCGCATCGGCTTCCGCGTGTGGCCAATCTTTAAAAATAAGGCGAATCGTTTCTGCGTCCAACAAGCTTTCGTCTTCTGACACTGCATAGAAATTATTCTGCACGTTTTCCGTTAGATGGCCATAGTCCATCATGAACTGTTCAAACGTATTCCTGCACAACATGCGCGTGGCATGATTCCTGGCGTAGTGATAGCCATAGTGCAATCGGTTCTGATTGATTAACGATGCTTCGGAGATGAGCATTTCATTGCGCTCAAACAAAGTCACATCGGCTTTGTTCATCAAGCGTGAAGCTAAATGGCACCCCGTCCAGCCACCACCGACGATTGCAATCTTAAGCGCCATCAAATGTCAATGCAAAGCGTTGGCTGCACTCCTTGCCAATTTGACTTGGCCTTGAATAAGTCCAACTGTGGGAAGTATTCTATGCGGCGAGGCATGCCGGTTCCATAGACATCAGCATGCCCTTGATAGTTCCATTCATCTGGGCCATGCTTGTTTGGGTGGTAAAGGCCAGTAGGTGAATCCTGCAGTTTCCAGAGCATGTAGTCCTCGTTAGGCACTCCCCATTGTTTCCATGCTTGCAACGCCTGTGGTGAGCTGTCCATGTTCTTAATCGCCATGAGACGGTCCTTATGGTGCATGAGGTAGTCCATGCTGTAAAGGCCAATGCTCATTGATGGTGTATGTTTCATCGCCACCTTCTCAAAACCTTCTGGAGGGTCGTAGGCAAGGCTTTTGAAGGCAGGCCCAGCAATGCAAGTGTCGTGAAGGAGAAACCAGAAGGGGCTTGTCAGATGGTGTTCAACAATTTCAATGAGGGGCGCGTATTCAAAAGAGTTTTGCGGAGTGCAAATCATCGGCACATCGCCATAATGGTCAATTTGCCAATTCTCTTGACCCCCATTGACGATCAAGATTTCGTCAGTACTGATACCTGCACGAGTGAGAGAAGGGATAATTACAGGCAGCGTATGAACAGCAAATTTATTACAGGTGCTAATGCAGAAGCGCACAGAAGACGGTGGCAACATGACTTTCTCCTTGTGCCGTCAGTATAGAAGCTGCTTATGATGACGAAGATTCCAAGAGAAACATGGCAAAAATTCTCTACGCTGGCGACGCATTTGTAGAAACGGGATTTGGGCGAGTGGCCCAATACCTGTTACCTGCTCTGGATGAGAAGCATGAAGTGGTGGTGATGAGCACGAACTACCACGGTGACCCTCATCCCGAGGCGAAGAAATATAAGGTGTATCCAGCCATGCTGCATGGATCCGATCCGTTTGGGTCGCATCGCATTTCTGAAATCATTCAGAAGGAAAAACCTGATCTGGTATGGGTGACAAATGATATTTGGGTGGCGCTTACTTTATGGGACAGGGCGAAGCCATTCAAGGAGCAAATTGGGTTTAAATGGTTTGTTTACACTCCCATTGATTCCTATGGTTTATTTCCTGAGTTAAACGCGAAGATGCAAGAATGGGATGGTCTCGCCACCTATACGCTATTCGCAAATAACGAATTAATTCGCATGGGTTATGACAAGACAGTTGACATCATCGGCCACGGCACTGATTTTGAAAAATTCTTTCCACTTGACAAGCAGCAATGTCGTCAAGAACTTGGCGTGCCGCAAGACGCATTTATCGTCTTCAACGGCAACAGGAATCAACCGAGAAAGCGCATTGACCTTACGCTGAAAGCTTTTGTTAAGTTCGCCAAAGATAAAGACGACGCTCGCCTGTGGTTAAACATGGGCAGCAAAGACTTGGGATGGGACATTATCCCGTTGTTCAAGCGAATTGCTCGCGACGAGGAGCTTGATCCTACTGGCAAGCTTATTCTTACTAGTCCTCATTTTTCCACTGATAATTGTTTGCCAGTGGAGCAACTGAACAAAGTATACAATGCGGTTGATGTGGGCATCAATACTTGCATTGGTGAGGGTTGGGGCTTGGTCAATACTGAACATGGCTCCGTTGGCGTGGCGCAAGTTGTTCCCGACCATACAAGCTTGGCTGAAATTTTTGACGAACTGCCACGCATTACTTGCAACGCCTCTGAGACTGACCGCAATTATGGTCTTGAGCGTCTGCTTCCTGATCCCGAGAGTGCTGCAGAAATCTTGTCGTATTACTACGAAAACCGCAATGCACTGAAGAAAGACGGGCAATGGTGCTACAAGCGTTTGCATGAAGAGCCATTTACTTGGCCGTATATTCAGCGGCAGTTGCTTGGCGTGGTAGAACGCACTCTCAATGCAAAGGCCGCTGAGCCCGAATTTAAAGGCTTTGGCACTCCCGCAAAAATTGCTTGATCATGCAAATTTCACAAATCTTCCTTTCAACTGATCCGTCAGAAGCGCTTAGCCCTTTTCTAAAGCACGCTACGGGAACTATTGACGCATGCTTTTCCGAGGCGAAGCATGTTATTTACAACAGCGACTCACTTCGCGCCTTCATTGCTGATAACTATGAAGAAGAAGTGTTGTGGGCTTACGACACGCTCAAACCGTTTTCTTACAAAGCAGATCTTGGTCGTTTCTGCTTGCTAAACAAGCTTGGTGGCTGGTATTTTGATATTGGCGTGAGGGCTTTTAATGCAGTGGAGCTTGGTGAGCGCATCAAGTTTCTTGCCTTCCGCGACATTCAGCGTTTTAGCTATACAAGCTGGGCATGCGCTACGACAGTGCTTTATTCTCAGCCCGATAATCCTGCGTTGCAAACTGCCATTGAAATGATTGTGGCAAATTGCGTGCAACAATACTATGGCATCACTCCATTGTGTCCTACTGGCCCCACGCTGCTTGGTAAAGCTTTGGCAGCGAATGGAAGCCAAGCTGATTTTATTTATGGAGACTATCTTGAACTGACGCCCACTCACGGCCAAAAGAATAGGGCTTTCGTTCTGCCTGATGGCACGATCATGGCATGGAGTAAGCCTGCTGGCGGTGGCGATTTGACGGGACTTGGCGCTAAAGGCGTCAACAATTACAATGAGCTGTGGCAAGCTCGCAAGGTGTATGGCGATGATTGATAGCACAATCTATGCGGTTTGCATTGCTGGCGAGAAAGTGCGTTACACGGCCAAGTCTCGCATTGTGCCAATCATGGGGGGAAGTTATGCGTTAACTGACGACGAGCGCGAAAAATTGCGCTTAGAAGGCTATGTTTTCGACGACGAAAATGCTTTTCTTTCTGGGCTAAATAGTCGCTGTGGCGAACTGTCTTGCGTGCATTGGATGATTCGCAATGCCAATGAAAGCAATATTGGCAATGCCCAGTATCGGCGCAATTGGATAGAGCCACAAGGTGAATGGTATTGCCCAGAAACGCTTTACTTGCCTGAGCCTGCTCAATTTTCTTGTACTCTTGAGCAACAATTTTATGGAGGACATTCTGCTTTTGATGCACCAGCGATCACGCGAGAATTGGCCGACACAAAAGAATGGCTGTTTTCTCGGGAAGAAATAGATCAGATATGGGCGCAGTCTTCATTTATTGGCTGCAACATGGCGCGTGGCCCACGGCAAAGTTATAAGCAGTTTATGGGAATTCTGCTTTCGGCATTGGGACCAATTTGGCTTAAGCATAAGGAGCATTTTCGTTCCATTAATGGTTATGACAAGCGTGCAATTGCTTTTATTGCAGAACGCTTGATTACTGGCATGGTTTTATGCAGGGATAGGATTTTGCCAGGCGTTAAGATAGCCACGGCTCCGATAGGATTTATTAATTAATTGCGCTCAAGCTTAATCATGACTACAAAAGAAAAGCAAGCAAAAATTGCTCGTGTTCTTCGCGAATTTAAAGCTGGCACTCTTAAGGGTAGTGGCGGTGAGAAAATTAAAGACAGAAAGCGTGCAATTGCCATTGCTCTTTCAGAAGCTGGTATGAGTCGTCAAGGTAAGAGCGATGCCTATTGGGACAATTATTTCATGACTCTTATTGGCGAAGAGGAAGAAGAAGAGGAAGAGGGCATGGAAGAAATGGAGGACGGTTCCTGCGGAAAAAAGCGCTGAGGGGTGACGCCGAAAGCTTTGCCCCTCCTGCCGCTGTAAGAGCCGCTGCTCGCCGTGGCTTAGAACTACGCAAGAAACATGGCAAGGGAGGCTTGACGACGCAGGAAGCGGGCAAGCAAGGCATTGGAAGCGGCGTTGCTCGTGCGACAAGCCTGGCCAATGGCGAGAAGGTGAGCTATGAGACCATTAAACGCATGGCCGCATTTTTCTCAAGGCATGCCAAGAACAAAAGTGGCGGAGAGGATGATGCTGGTTATATCAGCCATAATTTATGGGGCGGCGATGCTGGTAGGGCGTGGGCAAATCGCATCATTAAGATGGTAGAGAATCGCAGAAAAGACCAATGAGCGAATACGTGCGTGTTATCGAAGAAGAAGACGAAGGCATTGGTCTTTTAAAGGCTCTCTCTATTCTTTCCGCTAACGAGCATCGCAACACTTCACGATGGGAACTAGTGGAGAAGCAGTGCTTTAAAAATGGACGACTAGATGAAACGCACATCTATGTAATGAGCGTTTACGAAAAGCCCGACCCTCATTTTGAACCGACAAAGTTTTTGACGTTTGAAATTGAGGCAATGGCAAAGTCCTACATTATGGAAGACATTGAAAATCAACTTGCCAGCATTCGCGGCGAAGACGATGATGAGGACTGACTATTGCGTTTCTTAATAAGCGCTTTTTATTGAGAAAGCTAATTGATCTTTGCAATGAATGATGGGTAGCCCATCAGCCACAGCACACTAATCCCATAGAGACCGCTGAGCGTGCGAATTTGTACGCAATCTGGCGGGGCTGTGCCTTTTTCAATGCGGCAATAAGAGCTTTGACTGATGTGAAGTTCTTTTGCTACGTCATGTTGCGTGAGTCCAGCATTAAGCCGAGCCTCCTTAATGCGGCTTGCAATAAGAATACGAGCTTCTTGGTGGGGAAGTTTAAGAGCATCCGTCGTGCTACGTGCCAAAAACATCACGATGATTTATTCCGTTTTGCATAAGCCTATAAAGTATAACATTCGCTTCTTGATAAAGTATGAATATGAGCACCATTTCTTGCCGATACGATTTCTCTCCTATTGAGAAATACGAACTCACGCCAGAAGGTTATCTTCGGGCATGGGCTTCAATCGCACGCACTGGCATCCAACACTACACAGATAGTGATGGCTCCATTCGTCGCGAATATCGTCCTGAAACAGAAGTGGCGTCTCCCGATAGTCTTGCTTCATTCGCGGGCAAGGCAATCACTTCTGAGCATCCGCCTGTACTGCTCGATTCTGAGAATACTAAGGACTACCAAGTAGGCTTTAGTGGTACTGAAGTGGTGTACGACAATGGTTTTGTCAAGGCAGTGATGACAATCACTGACGAAGACACCATCAAGCGCATCATGAAAGGAGATGCTCGTGAGGTAAGCGCGGGCTATAGGGTGAATTATGATCCCACGCCTGGCGTTACAGAAAACGGTGAACATTACGATGGCATCCAAAAGGAAATCATCGGCAATCACATCGCTGTTGTTCGTCGGGGCCGCGCTGGCCCGCAAGTGAAGCTTCATCTTGATAGGCAAGATGCTGCTGACCCATCATTGATCTCTAATGGAGGAGACCATCTCATGACGGCAAAAGTCGTTTTTGATGGCGCCGAGTTCGAGGTGACTGAGAGCGTTGCTCTTGCAATCACCAAAGAACGCGAAGACGCCAAAATGTCCTACGAGGACATGAAACAAAAGTACGATGAAATGATGTCCAAAGCTTCCAAAATGAAGGAAGAGATGGACGCCATGGAAAAGGAAATGCAAGGCAAGTGCGATTCCGCTGAGGGTCGTGCTGACGCCCTGGCTGAGCAGGTGGAAGAGCTGAAAGGCGAACTTGCTGCTGCTCAAGAAATCAACCTTGATTCCATGGTTGAAGAGCGCGTGGCTCTCATTGAGAAAGCCAAGCCTGTCCTGGATTCTGCTTATGAATTTGCTGGCAAAACTGCCCGCGAAGTGATGGTTGATTCCATCAAAGCAGTGCGTGGTGACGAGCTTGATCTTTCTGAGAAGAGCGATGACTACGTGCAGGCAATGTTCGACACTCTTTCCGAAGGTCGTTCTGACTCTGCCACCACTGACGAGCTGCGTAAAGCCGTAGCTTCCATTGCTTCTCCTGTTTCTGCACCCTCTGCCTATATGGATATGCTGCAGAATGCATGGAAGAAGCCCCTTTCCATCTCCAAGGAGGCTAAGTAATCATGGCCGTAACTTTCTCTGCTTCGGGCACTGCCTCCGCTGGTGGCGTGCAACAGAGCTATGCTCTGGAGCACACTGCACTGCTGGAAGGTCAACTGTCTGACATTCGCGACAACACCATCGGCACCTACATCAACGAAACTGGCGCTGTGCTGCCTTTCGGTAATGTGGTTGTCTACAACACCGCTGGCACTGCTGCAAACTCTGCTGCTACCATCTCTGGCGCTTCTGACACCGTTCAGGGTATCAACGTTCTCACTTACGTTGATGAAACCGCTCTTGATTCCAACAACCGTCCTGGTGTGAAGAATCAGCAAGTGCTGAACGTGGCCAACGAAGGTGCAGTGGCTGTCTATGTGACCGGCGCTGTTTCGCCCACTTCGCCTGTGCGCGTGCTGTATTCCGCTAGCGGCACTGGCAAGGCTGGTCAATTCTCGCATGCTTTTGCTTCTGGCAAAACCGTTCGCCTCGCTGGCGCACGTTTCCTGAGCACCACCACTTCCAGCGGCATTGCAATTCTGGAGCTGAATGGCCCCAGCTTTACTCTTTCCGCTGATTCTTGATAGGAGGCCCTAACAATGTCTGAATTCCGTATGGATG